TTCAAAGGCAATGGCAGCTATTGGAGCAGGATTGATGGCATTTGCTGGAGGATCTTTGATGGGTATGCTTGCATCAGCAGGTGAATCCTTATTGTCATTCTTTGGACTTAAGTCTCCATTTCAAAAGATCATGGATATAGTTGACGCTAGAGAAGATTTAACAGAAGGATCAATTGCATTTGATAGGTTATCTACTGCAATTCAAAAATTAGGTAATCTTAGTTTCGATGGAAGTAAACTTAAATTAAAAGAATTCGCAGAAGAATTAAAAGAAGCAGTTCCTATTATTGAAGCTGCTATCATGGGTGAGAAACCTGGAATGATATGGGGTAAAGGTCTAAAAGGATTAGCCTCACCTGAAGTAAAGTATGATGAAGCTGTTGCTAACATTGCTAAGATTCATACAATGATGAATAGTTCTGCTGCTAAAGTTACAGCAGCTGGATCAGAAGAAGATGGCGCTGGATCAACAGTAGTTTCGGCACCTACAACAATCATAAACAATTATTATAATACAACTAATCAAACTGCGTTATCATCTAATCAAGCGCCTAAAGCTCACTTTATGGATGCAGCAAAAGCTAGACATAGGAAACTAATAGAACAGTAAGAGCTTTTATCATGATTAAAAGAAACGTTCAATATCGTCATTACACAGACTATGCTCATCCAAAGGATAAGATCAAAGCATTACTATCAGACACGTTAAATGTTACGTCTTCGAAACAATCAACAATACCATACAAAGTCTTGGTCCTTGAACCTGATCAAACTGATATTAAAGATTTTTTGTATCAAGCAACTATTAATCCACCACCCAACGATCCATCAATTAAGTGTGATCACAATCATCAAGTAAAAGCTCCATGGGTTTTATTGTTTTATAGCAGAACAAATAAAAATCCACAAGGTATTAAACTTGATAAAGAAATTCTCTTTATTGAAATAGGAATGTTTTGTGCTAATCTTACTCAGCATTGTTTAGAACTAGGATTACATGTTTCGTATACAAAATGCTTTCTTTCTGCTAAAAATGAAATCTGGAAAGATGCTCCTGTGGAAAAGCCAATCCTTGCACTTTCGATTGGTAAAGGAATAGTCCAAAACTATCCTCGCAAAAGACCAGATGATAAAGATATCTTTTTATATAGATGCACCGTGTGCACATGATAGAAGTGTGTGTATAGTTATATGGTACAACGAACACGAGGGACACCGTTTCCGATGCCCCTCGCTTAAGATCGTGGAGATCTTATTCTTTTTATTCGTCGTTTGCCAACTTAGAGAAATATGATAGAGTATCTTCCTCACCATTACTCATAGCCTCGGCCGTCATTGGCGAAGACTTGAATTCAGGAGCTGGAACAGGATCATTAATGATACGTTCTTGTGCCATTGATGGTGCACCAGCAGAAGCTTCCATACCTAATACTTTATGTAACTTAGTCTGAAGTTCAGAATAAGTCTTATAGTTCTTAGGATCTTGGAACTCATTAAGGTCATACATCTGACCATATATCGCTTCAAGCTTTGCATCCTCTGAATCGATAGGACGCTTTTCTGCAAACTCTGACTTATCATAGTTACGATAACCTTCTACATTACGAATCTTGAGCTTGAAATCAGCACCTTCCCACATATCAAATGGGTTGATTGGCTCTTCATCTGCAAAATCTGGTTGCATAACATCCATGATTTTGTCAAATATCTTTTTACCAAACTGGTATAAAAATACTTTACCCTCGTTTTCAGGGTTTGAAGGATTACTTACAACTAAGACATTAGCCACATAGTGGAGTCTTCGTTTTTGAGTACGGGCAGTATCTTTATCTGCATCCATACCAGTATTCCATAGCTTAGAATTCAACTCACCTACAGGATCATTCTGACCAATAGATGTTAATGAACGTTCAATATACCAAAGACCAGTAGGACCTTTAAATCCATGATCCCAATATCTTACCCATGGAAGTTCCGCACCTTCTGCTGCAGGTAAAAACCTTAGGACCGCATAACCGTTACCGGCTTTATCGACCACAGGTTTCCAGATACGATCATCAGCATAAGACTTTTTCTCGCCTCCGCCTCCGACTGATTCTGCTGCTTGGATTAGTTTGGAAATATTTGCGCGGTTGCGCTTTAGATTTTCGAATGACATTTATATTCTCCTGAAATATGTACATTGTATAGGCTTGCTAATTGCAAACACTCGAGTATTAAGGTTATATTATTAACCATGATGTTATTTATAACTATTCTAATTCAATAGAATCGCTAGTTTTTACAATAAAGTTTAGTTTCTGTGCCTCCACTTCTAGCTTTGCTTTAATAATAGGGGATATAAATTTACTTACATCCTCTGGTTCAATCCCTTGTTCGTCACATACTTCTAATATGGCGTCCATATAGGGAACTCTTAGATCTAACACCGCTTGTTCAACGATCTTAGCAAATTTTGATTTAGTTAAAAAGACTTCGGGTGCAACTTCTGGCATTACTTCTCCATTCAAATTTATCATTTATCCATAACTCTTAGTATAATTACTTCGTCGTTGATTCGTCCATTAGGGACTCGTGTTTTAGTGGTTAACTTCTCCCATGCTTCACCAATTTGTTTTATGGATTTGTTAAGAGCAATCGGAATGAATTCATCCGGTTTCCTTAAGCTACATTGTCGAGAGTTTAATTGGTCTACACCTTTTAATGTAGAACCACTTACCATAAATCCCTTTGCAGTGTCAGTAACATATTCTGTTATGACTTTATACTTTGTATTGAATGTATAAATTCTACGAGCACCAATCATAAGAGCAGGAGAGATCGAAGTTAACTTGTAAGTTGAATCATCCTTCTTATATTTTAGGCGAGAGATTTGTTTATCGAGGGAAGGCGCCTTTTTAACTCGAATAGAACGCTGAGCTTTCGAAGAACTTTTAAGTTTCTCCAAATCAGCTAGCATCTTTTCGCATTCTTCAACACGTCTTTTGAGTTCAGGTCTTTTCAAATGTGCATATCCTTCAACTGCTTGTTCACAGCGTTTATGATATGCATCACCATAATCTAATAACCAACCCTCGATAAGCTTCGCCACAGGCTTGGTAGCAGAACCACCAAGTCCATGAAATTTCATTCTTGTATATACATCAATATTCGATGTATTGCCGTCCATCCACGAATCTTCGAGATCATCAAGATCCTGCATGATTGTGGAATTAATTTTATTATATAATTTCTCCATAGGAGATAATATAACGATATGCGCTGTAGCAGCACGATCTTTTTCTTTTTGTTCTAAAAGAGGTTTACCTTTTTCAAGTAAGCTATCAACAAATTTATCAAGAGCGGGTTTCCAGCTTTGACCTTTTGTATTACCGATACTCACAAGCATTTGATCTTGAGGCATTGCTGAATTAATCCAGAATGCTACAGCACTATAATGAGAAAACATATGGAAGTTATATTCACCATTCGCAAAGATAAACTTTTGATCTTCTTTTGAACGAGTGTTTTTAACATAAGTCTTAAGGATGTTAGACTTCTCGGAGTTATCAACCTCCATGTGGAAGTAAGCTTGTACCGCATCAAAACCTTTATCGAGCGGAACACCTGATGTACCAGTTCTACGACCAATACGAGGTAACTTTTTCTTAACAACACGTCCTGTAATTTTATTTACTTTTGCCATTATATTTTTTCATCCCATTTCATAATTTCCATTTTCTTACCACTTCCTTTTGTACGAAGGAAACCGCTTTGAATTAGTGTATCAATGGTCGTTTCAATATTCTCCTTTTGCGAACGTTTCCCGATAAGATACGAACAGTAACAAAGAATAAAGATAAGACCAAAGATAACAGCTAAATCGTTAGACAACTCTAAACTCCGAAAGTTTAAAATTGGTTACGCTATCTACACGAAAGGATCTCCATCCATTCGCTTTTATATCATAACATGCTATTGCATTCATGTTAGGAGTTATAGCAGTAGGATCTAAAGTACTCGTAAAACCAGCACCTTCTAATACATGCTTTTGAAGACTACATGTCATAATACGTTGCTCACCATTTACTTTCGTAAAGGTAACTTCACACATATTGTTTTTGAGTAGATTAGTATACTCATTATACCTTTCGGTAAGATCAACCTCGAGCGATTCTTTATTGAATATGGCTTGAGTCGGATTGATTACTTTTGTTTCCATTGCATGGATCCTTTCTGTTTGATTAATATAGTATATTATACCACAGTTTAGTCAGAATGTACACCATTATTTTTAACTAAATGGTAAATAGTTTCAGCTTTATTCATTACTCGAGTATCCTTTAATGGTAAATGAGATCCACCGGCACCTGTCCAGCCTTTAAATTCTTTATCATAGTATCCTATATCACCGGGGTTCTCTTTCTGAAGCACCACTAATTCATCTGCCCATTGCTGCCACTTAAAATCATCGACGATATTATCATCCTTTTCATAGTAGATATAAGAATGCACTAACATTTGCGCTCTCCTTTGACGGATTTTTTCG